TGGTGGCGCAGTTCGTCCCGGCAGCGGCCAGCGCCACCGGCGCACAGCTGACCCTGAACACCGCCATGGATGCCAACCCAATCCTCTTTGTCATCTCCCTCATCGGGATGCTGGTGGGTGCCCTGCTGAACTTCTCCGGCAAAAACAAGGACGTGGCCAACGCTTTCCAGAATGTCTGGGCGGGCGTTGAGGACTTTATGAGCTACATCTTCGAGGGCCTGATGCGCATCGTGGCGGCGGGCATCGAGGGCTTTGTCATCCTCATCAACGGCCTCATTGGCATGTATAACTCCGTGGCGTGGCACTGGGGCGGCCATATGGATTACATCAGCAATCCAGCCTGGAACTTTGCCAACCAAATTGCCGCCGACCGCAAAGCCCGGCAGGCCGAGCGAAAAAAGCAACAGGAGGCCATCAACAACCCCAGCAGCCCCGGCAGCTCCACCAACTCCCAGAAGGTCATCGAGAGCATGACCGACACCAGCAAGACCACCAGAGCAGACGGCAGCACCGTGACCACCAAAGTGCTCACCGAGAAGCTGCAGGATGAGACCGGCAAGATCACCCAGCGGGTGACCAAGACTGTCACCGAGGCGGGTACCAAGCTGGTGGACGGCGTGGAGCGCTCCTACAAGACCGTGACCACCTATGTGGATGGCATCCAGACAAAGATTGAGCGCAGCCTGAATGACATCACCAAGACCAGCAGCTCCACCACACCGACGGCCCCCACCACGCCGACAGCCCCCACCCCGGACAAAGACCTGACCGACGCTGTGGAGGCCAACACCGAGGCCCTGCTGGCCGCAAACAGCAAGCTGGCCGAGATGGTGCGGCAAGCCGATTCTCTGGTGCTATCGGACAACATGGCCATCAGCCGGTCTGTAGCCGCTTCCGGCACGGCACAGGTGGCCGCAGCCGCCAACAACTACCACCGGGAGGGCGACACCACGGTCAACCAGTATATCTACTCCAAGGCCCAGACGGCGGCAGACCTCCAGCGGGAAGCACGCTGGGAAGCCGACCGGGCCAAGGCCCAGAAACGATGAAAGGAGGGCTCCACAATGCCATTCAGAAAAGACCATTTGCAGCTGGTCACGGATGCCGGGGCCACTCTCGACATCGGGTGGGCTTACGGCACGCCCTACTCCCTCGACCCCATCAATGGCGTAGACGTGGACGTGCAGACCGCACAGGGCGTGAACCAGGTGGGCGTGAGCGTGGAGCGCCAGAGCGTGGCCGGGGTGAGCCGTGAACTCATTATCCACTGCCACAGCTCCCACGGCGATGCGGATGCGGAATTACTGCTGGAAAAGCTGCCCTATTTCACCAGCGGCACAATGTATCTTGTGGATAAATTCTTCTGCCGTTTTGTGCTTTCCAAGACCCCCTACACAAAGAGCATCCACCCCTACCCGGTGTTGGATTTCATGCTCTTCTGCCCGAAACCCTTCTGGTACAACTTGCAGGCTCAGAGCTTCTGCATCAACGGCTTTGTGCCCAGCTTCAGGCTACCCATCAATTACAGCACACCCCACCGTTTCGGCGTGCGCACCTCCATCGGCTGGCTGAATGCCTATAACCCCGGGGCGCTGGCAGTGCCCTTCACGGCCACCCTCAAGAGCGACGGCGCTGTGGTCAACCCCACCGTGCTGAACATCGTCACCGGCCAGAGCATCCGCATCCTGACCACCCTGACCCCGGGGCAGGTCATCGAGATCTACCGCACCACCACCGACAAGCTGGCTGTCAAGCGGACAGAGGACGGCACGGAGGAGAACATCTTCTCCCTGCTGGATGAGGACAGCGACTTGCTGGAGCTGGCCCCGGGCGACAACTTACTCAAAGCCACCGCCGACAGCGGCGAGACCAGCCTGCAGGTGACGGTGCGCTTTTATCCCATGGTGAGCGGTATTCTGCCGGAGGTGATCTCGTGACACTGGATGTTTTGGATGAACTGACCCTCGCCCGGCTGGGCCGGGTGGAGGTGTGGGTAAGCCTTTACTGGGACGAGCCCTACAACACCGAGGGCGAGTTCACGTTGGAGGTGCGCCCCACCGAGGAGAACCTGTCCCTGCTCCGGGAGGGCCGCTGGCTGCGCCGCAATGACAGCGATGTGCCCATGCGCATCTGCCACCGGAGCAACGAGAATCAGGACAGCAACTTAGTGGTCACCGGCTTCCCGGGGACGTGGATCTTCACCAAGCGGGCCGGTACCAGCATCGTGAAGAACGAGAACGCGGAACAGGCCATGCGCAGACTGGTCAATGCAATGCAGCCGTGGCCCAAGCTGGAGCTGGGTGCTGCTGTGGGCTTTGACACCACCTACACCGCCCAGACCTCCGGCGGCAGCATCATGGACTACCTGATGACCATCGGCGCGGCTTGTGATCTGGGCTTCCGGGTGCGGCTGGCAGGCAAGAACGCAGACAAGAAGCTGCTGTTTGAGGTCTACCGGCCAACCGCCGATCCAAACAACCGTTTTTCCACCAAGTGGGGCAACCTGCAGCAGGCCGCGTGGGCCTTCGGGGATTCCGACTACGCCAACGTCGCCGTGGTGCAGGGCGCTGGCGAGGGCGAGAACCGGGCCACCGTCACCGTGGGCTTGACGGATGCCACCGGTGCCGACCGGCGGGAGCTTTACGTCGATGCCCGGGACGTGCAGCCGGACGAGGAAAAGGGTGAGACCAGCAAGAGCCAAGCCTACCTCGAGCGGCTCATGGCCCGGGGCACCAACAAATTATTGGAACAGCTCCGCACCGGCTCCATTGAGTTGACCATCGATGCCGAAGGGCTCTCCCCCGGGGATGTGGCCTACTGCACCATCCCGGAGCTGGGCTACAAGGCCACCGTCCGGGTGGCCGATGTCATTACCCAAAGCCAGAGCGACAGCACCACCCGCACCGTGCGGCTAGGCACGCCGGTCTGGCGCAAGCTAAGGAGATGATCTTTTGAGCAAAATCGTTTTATATCCCGCCAACGGCTACGACTTCGATGCCGCAGACGTGGCGGCCTACCTTGCGGGCCTCACCTCGGGTGTGTTTAGCGGAGCTGAGGACTTCCCGGTGACAGCCGCAGACGGGCTGACAGTCATCGTGGGGGCGGGCCGTGGCTGGGTGCACCCCAGCCGATTCACCGGCTACTCCATCACCAAGCGGGAGGCCGACACCCTGACCATGCCGCTGGCCGACCCGTCTCTCCCCCGCATCGATCGAATCGTCATGCGCTATGATGCCGGTGCCAGAGCCGCCAGCCTGCAGGTGCTGCAGGGCACGGCATCCAGCACACCCACGGCCCCGGCCATCTCCCGCACCGAGCTGATCTACGACCTCTGCCTTGCCGAGATCACCCGCCCGGCAGGCTCCACCAGCATCACCACGGGCCAGATCACCGACACCCGGCTGGACGAGGCGCTCTGCGGCATCGTGCGGGACGGTGTGACCGGCATCCCCACCGACGAGCTGCTGGCCGCTGCCCGGGAGCGCATCGCCACGCTGGAGGAGAAAGCCACCACCAGTGCCGCTGCCGCCAAGGACAGCGCGGAGGCAGCCAAGAGCAGCGAGACCAAGTCCGCCGCCAGCGAGGAGCGCGCCAAGACCAGTGAGACCGCCGCCAAGCAGGCCCTGCAGGACACGGAGACGGAGCACACCGCCGCCTTGCAGGATATCGCACGGGCCCGCACCACGGCCCTGAACGATGTGGCAGCTTCCACCAAAACGGCCACCGCTGCGGCAAACGTTGCCACCCAGCAGGCCACCGCCGCTGCGGGAAACGCTTCCACCGCCACCGCCAAGGCCGGGGAGGCAGCCACCAGTGCGGGAGCGGCAAAGGCCGATGCTGACCGGGCAGAGAAAGCCAGCACCAACGCGGCCAATGCGGCCACCGATGCCGTGAAGCAGGCCAAGGAAGCCGGAACCTTTGATGGTCAGTCGGCCTATGCGCTGGCTGTTCAGCTGGGGTTCACCGGCAGTGAAGCCGCATGGATTGCCAGCCTGAAAGGCGCAAAGGGCGACAAAGGAAATACCGGTGCGCAGGGCCCCAGGGGTGCTACCGGCCCGCAGGGGCCGCAAGGGCCCACCGGTGCAACGGGAGCCAGAGGCGCAACAGGTGCTACCGGCCCACAAGGCCCAGCGGGTGCTTCGGCGGTAGCAGCAAGCGGCAGTAACTGGGCAAGATTTTCAGACGGAACACAGATCTGCTGGTACTCCATCAATTCAGACGGAAGCGATTATACATGGTCATTTCCGGTGGCATTTTCTAACACGGAATATTCTGTTGTTGCTTGCCCTATCTCATTTCTTTCGTTTGTTTGTAAGGACAAAAGAACGACATCATGCACACTACCTGGAACAAATGATACACTATGTCATGGCATTGCTGTTGGCCGCTGGAAGTGAGGTGAATGTAAATGGAGATCAGACCCGGAACCAAAATCCCGAAGCCGGTTATTACGCAGGAAGAGTGCGATGCCTATTCTGCCGTTGTGGATGCCATTACCGCCCACAATGCAGCGGCTGCCGTGGGCGAGACCCTGTGGAGCATGGACGACCAGCCGGGGGCCTACGTTGTGGTGGAGGCTGGCACGCAGCCAGACCCTGCCGCTGCACCGAAGCCGACCCCTACACTGGAGGAGCGGCTTGCTACGATGGAGAGCACCCAAGCAGATGCCGATGCGCTGAACGTTGACCAGGCCTACCGGCTGACCCTGCTGGAGCTGGGGATCACTGAGTAAAACCCTCTGCCAAGAGGACGATAACATTTTTAAGATGGGGCACTGCCCCGGAAAGGACAAACCTATGTTGTACCGTACCTGTAAACGCATGATCGAACGCGGCAATCTGGAGGGCATGAGCACCAAGCTGGACGTTTTCTATGCCGCAAGCAAGTTGACTGATGACGAGTACAAGGAGCTGACCGAGCTGCTGGCCGAGAAGGAGGCGCAGAATGCCCAAAACAATTCTTGACGTTTCCCGCTGGCAAGGCAGCATTGACTGGGACAAGGTCAAGGCAAGCGGCCTTGTCTCCGGCGTGATGATCCGGGCCATGGGCAACAGCAAAGAGGGCAAGCCCAGCAAGCCATACATCGACCCCTTCTTTGCCCGCAACTACGCCGAGTGCACCCGCGTAGGGCTGCCGGTGGGCGTGTACGGCTACTTCAAGGCCACCACCAAGGCACAGGCCGACAAGGAGCTGGCCCTGTTCAAGCAGGCGCTGGGCGGCAGAACGTTCCAGCTGCCGGTTGCCGTGGACATTGAGGACAAGCTGCAGGAAGCCCTGAGCAAGGCCGCCCTGACCGACATCGTGGCCCACTGCCTGAGCGTGGTGGAGAGCTGGGGCGTGTACGCCATGCTCTACACCGGCCTGAACTTCGGGCAGACTAACCTTTACATGGGTGGCGCGGCCCTCAAGCCCTACGACGTATGGCTGGCGGCCTACCGCACCAAGAAGCCCGCTCCCGGCTGGCCCTTCGGCATGTGGCAGTACACCAGCAGCGGCAAGATTCCCGGCATTGCCAAAGGCGCAGACCTGAGCGTGGCCTACAAGGACTACGCGGGCATCATCCAGCGGGCCGGACTGACGAAAGTGAGAGGAGCATAAGTGATGAGCAAGAAGCTTTTTATCAGCCAGCCTATGAACGGCCTATCGGACGAGCAGGTGCTCCAGGAGCGTGCCGCAGTGATCGGGAAGGCAAAGGCCGTGTTTGGTGACGATGCGGTTCCTCTGGAAACGTTCTTTGAGGACTTTGGCCCCGATGCGAAGCCGCTGGATTATCTGGCACGCAGCATCGAGTTTCTGGCTAAGGCTGACGTGGCGGTTTTCGCCCCGGGCTGGGAGTACGCACGCGGCTGCCGCATTGAGCGGCAGTGCGCCGAGGAATACGGTATTCCGGTAATGGAGGTGTGAGACCGATGGCAAGTTGTCTGATTTCAGATGCACCATACGCACCCTGGCTCTCAGAGGTTCTAGCTACACTGGAAGAGCACAAGATCGACCGCATCGCCATAGCAGCGCCTCTGGCAGACGGTGAGGTGTTCACGGGGTACTACAACATGAATACCCAAGACAAGGCCCTGCTGGCATCCAATATCCAAGCAGATGCCGTTCTGGATGCGGTGTGTCACAACGGACAGCGCATCCAGCAGGCGTGGGAAGATGATGAGGAGGGGTGAGACCGATGTGGCAGTTTATCACGGAGTATTGGGCCGGGTGGCTCTGTGCTCTGATCGGCGGCGCGATCCTTGCCGCCATCCCCAAGATCAAGGCCCTGTGGGACGCGGTGCTGGCCCTGCTGCACGACCGCATCTATACCGAGTGCTACCGTTTTATGGAGCTGGGGTACATCACCCGCGACGGCCTGCGCAACCTGAATTACCTCTACAAGACCTATCATGTGATGGGCGGCAACGGCACCGGTACGGAATTGTACAAGAGAGCCTGCGCTTTACCCATCCACGACTGAAGAAAGGAACTGACAATATGAACGCACACATCACTGGGAACAACACCCCCGCCATCCCCGCCGCGACCATCGCCCGCACTGTTGTGCTGGCACTGGCCCTCGTCAATCAGCTGCTGAGTGCAGCAGGCAAGCCGGTGCTGCCCATCGACAGCGCCAGCGTGGAGCAGTGGGTGACGGCTGGCCTGACCACCGCTGCCGCCATCTGGGCATGGTGGGAGAACAACAGCTTTACTCCCGAGGCCATCCGCGCCGATGAGCTGCTGGATCAGATGCAGGGGAAGATCAAGTAAGAGTACATAGCAACAGCCCCGAGGAACCATCTGGCTCCCCGGGGCTGTTTTCTTTTGGCATATTTCGGCATATTCCGACGCATTCCGCATTATCCGGCACATTCTGACATTTTCCGGTTAAAGTTGGATGGAAAGGATGTGCAAACTATGCCTGACATGAAAATTTCGGACTCCCCTGCCCAGCTGGATCAAATCCTCCGGCCACTGGGAATCACCCGGAGCTCAAAGAATTACCGTGTTCTCTGCGACTGCGTGGCTCTGATCTGTGAACAGGAGGACCGGCTGGAAGCCGTACAAAAGGAGATCTATACCCCCATCTCAGACCAGCGGCGCTGCAAGTGGTCCGCCATTCAAAGTGCCGTCCGGCGTGCAGCAGAGAAAGCCTGGGCGCTGAACCCCGAGGGCGTTCAGCAACTGGCTGGCTACCCACTGACCGGTGCACCCAGCGCGGTGCAGTTCCTGGAGATGCTTTACAATGCCGTGGTGAGAGCATAAACATAGGCCGTAGTTTCATCATAGAAACTACGGCCTATGTTGTATCATCGCCTATCGAGATATAAGAGCACTGCTAAGCTAATAATCGCTAAAATATTAAAGCAGTAAACTCCCGGGTATCTATACCAAGTGGAAGTTATCCACCACTTACCCTTCTTAATCTTTCGATCAATTGAGTGCCCGGACATTTTAGCGATAAAGCAAATCAGCATAAAAAGCGTGTCGAATATTATAATTCCCACAGCTATTGAATAAAAAGTTATCGTGTACAGGTTTTCATAACTAAGTTTGTCAAATCCTGATGTAAACATCGAGATTTCTGCCATGAATCCGATAACAACCGCTGAAAAGATTCCTAGGATTGTAATTGATTGTCCATGGAAATCTGTTACTCGATCATTAAGCTTTCCTACTGCCTCTTCAGTCTGTTTGTTAAGTATCTGAGACTGTTCTTGTGCGCTCCGCGCTTCGTCTGCCAAATACTCAATTTGACTCATTCGATTCAACCGGATACATTCAAGCTCGACATGATCCAATAACTTTGTTAATGCTTTAGTTATCCGATGTATATCTTCTGGCTCTGTTTGCATTTCTGAAAACAGTACGATCCTGTCGAGATATACTTTAAGGGAATCTCTTTGTTCTGGATCGTATTCCTGCAACTGACTAGACAACATAGAATATGAATGTCTAAATTCCGGATCTTCATACACACCACATAGATGTTCCCAATATTGCTTTACATTGTCACTGATTGGAGACGAGTCCGTTTCATCAACATATTCATATTTCACAATATTATCTAGTGTTTGAATCAGTGTCGTCATTCGCTCTTCGGACGTTTTCTTCTGCATACCAAGTCCTCATCATTTTAGCTTCAACGGATCATTTGATTCAAAGAAATTCTTTATGTCCGAGAACTCAATCACTTGATTTCGAGAAGTATTCTTCCAAGGCGTTTCTAAATGTGTCTTTTCCACTAGTTGTCCTGCACTAAATTGCAAGCAAGCATCTATCACCTTATAGACCACTTTGGCTTGTTCTTCTGTCAACTCATCAAGAACAGATTTGATTTTTTCCGGAACTATTACTGACGCACCGTATGAACAATATTGATAGTATACCGCTGGAACAACCGGACCATATGCCCAATTTACAATATGTTCTTCAAATAAGGGACTGTCATACTCTGCAGAAAAATATCCCTGCGTGTAATACAATGTTTTTTGAAGTTTCAAATTCGTCATTTGATGATGTTTTGTTCCTGCGTAAAAAACAATATTCCGTGCAAGATCGATAGCCGTCATTACAGTCGCCCCCTTCTTAATTTATATTTAAAGTCAGCAAAAGTCCTTTTCTCTTATATGCATATACCAAGTATAGTATAGCAAAAAAATGTTCGTCGTTTTTCACAAACATCTTCTTTCACCTTTGGATGGTTTTCAATAAAAATGTGATTTACCAGCTATTATGCGCAGTTTTCCTATGGCAGTTTACTTTCTAATCTTCAAAAGTGGGTTACAATGCGGGTTTGCAAAAGAGAAAAACACCCAGAAACTTACGTCTCTAGGTGTTTTATCTTGGTGGGCGCGGGTGGATTCGAACCACCGAAGCTGAAAAGCAGCAGATTTACAGTCTGTCCCCATTGGCCACTCGGGAACACGCCCAGATTCTGTTCACGTCCGTTGCCGGACGACTTGTTTATTTTATCAGACTGCGGGCGATTTGTCAACTACTTTTTTCGGATTTTTGCAGCTTTTCTGCGGAAACTGTCGGCAGGGTCAGTTTTGGGTCAGATGTTTCCGGCGCTCGTAATCCCGCAAGGCGGCAATGGCTTCGCCGGACATGGGGTAGAGGGCAATGAGATTGAATATGGTCATCAGGCCGATGCCCACATCCCCCAGATCCCACACCACGGTATAGGCCTCCAGGCCGCCCACCATCAGCATGACAAGGGCCAGCACCTTATAGGCTGTCTGCCAGCCCCAGCGGTCGCCAAAGAGGTACGCCACATTGGAGCGGGCATAGAACAGGATGCCGATGAAGGTGGAGAAGCTGAACAGCGCCAGCGTGACGGCAATGAACACCACGCCAAAGCTGCCCAGATGGTACTGCGCCGCTGCCTGCAGCAGGTCCATGCCGGTCAGCCCAGTGGTGACATTTGCGGGAGCCAGCAGCATCATAAAGGCAGTGCAGCTGCAGATGACCACCGTGTCGATCAGGACACCCAGTGCCTGCACAAAGCCCATCTTCACAGGATCATCGCAGGAGGCAGCCGCTGCCGCACAGGGGGCCGAACCGCTGCCCGCTTCATTGGAGAACAGGCCGCGCTTGACACCGTTCATCAGCACCGCGCCAAAGCCGCCCGCGGCCACCTGCCGCAGGCCGAAGGCTTCCGAGAAGATGCGGCCCAGCACAGCGGGCAGCTGGTGGAAATTCACCGCGATGATGATGACCGTCATCACGAAATAGCAGACCGCCATGATCGGCACGATAACATCCAGGCTTTTCACGGTGGCATCTTTGCGCAGGACAATGACCGCCGAGAGCACCACCAGCACCACCGTGGTCACAATGGGCGGGATGGAGAACGCATTGGCAAAGGCAGAGCTGACCGAGTTGCTGATGACCTGGCTGATGCCGCACCAGCAGATGAGGCCCGAAATGGCAAACAGCACCGCGATGATAGAATGACGCAGCTTTTTGCCCCGCTTGCGCTCGGCCAGCACATGGATGTAGTAGGCCGGGCCGCCGCGCTGCCCGCCATAGAGCGGGTCGGGCTGCCGGTACTTCTGGGCCAGTGTGGATTCCACAAAGGAGGTGGAGGCCCCCAGCAGGGCTGTGACCCACATCCAGAACACCGCACCGGCACCACCGGCAGACACTGCCGCCACCACGCCCACCAGATTGCCCATGCCTACCCGGGTGGCTGTGGAGACGATGAGCGTCTGAAAAGAGGAAAGGCTGTCCATGCTCTGGTTCTTTTCGCAGACAGCGGCGATCATATCCCGGAACAGCCGCACGGGCAGCAGCCGGGTGCGCAGGGTGAAGAACACGCCCGCCGTGAGCAGCAGCACCGCCATCAGCGAAATTCCGATGCCGCCGCCCACCGGCAGGGTGAACAAATCACCCCAGAGCAGGTTGTATACCGTTTCGATCAAATGGGACATTCTGAGGAGCCTCCTGTTGTGTGATTACTTTATTATAATACAGCACTTCAGGTTTGTAAATCAGAAAATCCCAGCGCAAGGAAAACAAAAAATCCGAACCCTTCTCTTTCGAGAAAAGGTTCGGATTTTCATTG